GCGAGCCACTCTCGAACACTCGAAGACATCCAGAGGCGACTAGAATCGCTCGAAAGGCGGATCAAATGACGAAGGCTTCATGGCGGACAACGACGACGGGAATCCTCGCGATCGTGGTCGCGATCGCAGGCGCGGCGAAGGCTGAATTCGACGGAGATCCGGTCACGGTCGCAGACTGGGGCGCGGTCGCTGCGGCGATCATGGCAGGCATCGGCCTTATCCTCGCGCGAGACGCGAAGGTATCGAGTCAGCAGGAAGGCATCCGATGATCGATTTGGAGCAGACGCTCGCCGTCGCGCTCGAATATCGAGATCGGCTCGCTCGCGCGACCGATCGTCCGGATCGGCTCCGCGTTCTCTCCGATGCTCCATTGTTCTCTCTCTGGCACGAAGTGAGGAACGAACTCAAGCAAGCAGCGGATGAGATCGAAACGCTCAAGGCTCGCGTCCGCGCTCTGGAGGGCGAGGATGCTTGAATTCATCACGTCACTCATCGTCGCGATCCTCGTTTGGATTGAGAAGCGATTCGACAAAGGAAGGAAGGCAACCGATGCTCCGAAGGATGATGATGCTCTCCGTCGTGCAGGCAGTCGCATTCGCGAGCGGATGCGGACCGAGGACGGTCCTCGTTCCTGAATCGTCACCAGTCCGGATCGGGCCTAACGTGAAAGGCCGCGTCTACGTTCGCGAAGGAAACGAATGGACGCTTTCCTCGAACTGCGTCGAGATACCCGAAGGCTTCTACCTTGTTCCTCCCTCTTATGTCGACGAATAAGGCGAAGAGCCGAATTCAACTTCCGAGCGATGGATCGCGAGAAACGATCTGGCTCACGACGGGCCAAGTCGCGGCGCGTCTCGGCGTAGCCTCGAAGACGATCGCGAAATGGATCGACAGCGGACGAATGCTCGGCGTAAGGCTTCCAGATTCGAAAGATCGGCGAGTGAGCCTCGATGCGCTTCTTGCATTCGAGCGAGACAACGGATTCGATCGAGCGCGAGGCAAGCAATGAAGAAGATCGTTCCTGAAGTCTTCGAGATTCCGATCGGCTCCGGCTTGATTTTCACTTCGGAGCCTGCGCTTGCAGCGAGTGTCGCGCTTTCCGATTTGACGAGCGTCAATCTTTCATCTGTCGCAGACAAGAACATTCTTCAATTCTCATCGGCAAGCAGTAAGTGGGTGAACGTGCCTCAAACTGATCTCGTCGACGGCGGAAACTTCTAGGGGAAGCAATGGCAAACACAGTAAGAATCAAACGTCGCGCTTCTGGTTCTCCCGGTGCGCCTTCCAGTCTCGCAAACGCCGAACTCGCATTCAATGAGGTCGACGATACGCTTTACTATGGAAAGGGAACTGGCGGCGCAGGAGGAACGGCGACGACGGTTGAAGCCATCGGCGGAATCGGCGCATTCGTCTCGTTGAGCGGAACGCAGACGATCACGGGAAACAAGACCTTCAGCGGGACCGTTTCGCTTGGCTCATCCGCGACGGCGACGACTCCAACGGCAGGCGACAACACGACGAAACTCGCGACGACTGCATTCGTGACGAGCGCAGTAAGCAGCGCAGGCGGCGGAACGGTAACGAGCGTCGCGCTCTCTCTACCGTCATTCATCACGGTCAGCGGTTCACCGGTCACATCAAGCGGAACGCTTACGGGTACGCTCGCATCTCAAACGGCAAATACCGTCTTCGCTGCGCCGAACTCCTCATCGGGAACTCCGACCTTCCGCTCGCTTGTCTCTGCGGATATCCCCGATCTTTCTGCAACGTATCTTCCGCTTGCTGGCGGAACGATTTCCTCGAATCTCACGATCTCGGGGAATCTCACCGTCAACGGCACGACGACGAATATCAACTCTACGAACATCGTCGTCGAGGATAAGAACATCGTTCTCGGCGATGTGGCATCGCCTACAGACACGACCGCAGACGGCGGCGGAATCACGCTCAAGGGAGCGACGGACAAGACGTTCAACTGGGTCGACTCGACCGACGCTTGGACTTCGAGCGAGCATCTCAATCTGCTCACAGGCAAAGCCTTCTATATCAACGGCTCTTCCGTATTGAGTTCGTCGACGCTTGGCTCTGGCGTGACGAGTTCAAGCCTGACGAGTGTCGGAACGATCGGCACAGGGACTTGGCAGGGAACGGTCGTCGGAGTTTCCTACGGTGGAACGGGCGCGAACAACGCAGGGACAGCGCGAACGAATCTCGGCCTTGCGATCGGAACAGACGTACAGGCCTACGATGCTGCTCTCGCGTCGATCGCAGGATTGACAACCGTCGCGGATCGCATGATCTACACGACGGCATCTGATACCTATGCAGTCACGACATTGACCTCTGCGGGTCGCGCAATTCTTGATGACGCAGACGCATCGGCGCAGCGAACGACTCTCGGCCTCGGCACGATTGCAACGCAGGCCGCGAACAGCGTATCCATCTCTGGCGGAAGCATTACAAATCTCACGACGTTTGATGGAATCACCGTCGACGGCGGAACTTTCTGATGGCTAACACAATTCGTCACAAGCGAAGCAGCACCGCGAGCGCGACTCCATCGGCAGGAAGTCTCGTGGCCGGAGAGTTGGCGATCAACACGGCTGACGGCAAACTGTTTACAAAGAAAGACAATGGAACAGTTGTAGAGATCGGTGGCGGTGGCGCAGTCAGCGACGGCGATAAAGGCGACATAACAGTCTCCTCTTCTGGCGCAACTTGGACCATCGACAACTCGGTCGTGACGTACGCCAAGATACAGAACGTCAGTGCGACCGACCGCATACTCGGTCGATCAAGTGCTGGCGCAGGTGTTGTGCAGGAAATCACCTGCACTTCTGCTGGTCGCGCTCTGATCGACGATGCAGACGCTTCCGCGCAGAGGACGACGCTAGGGCTAGGGACCATATCGACGCAGGCATCCAGCAATGTATCAATAACTGGCGGGACGATTTCATCGGTCAAGTTGACCGACTACACGGAACCAAAGACCGCTCCGACGATCTCCAGCGGAACGCTTACGCTCAATCTCAACGACGCGCAGTTATTCGACGTGTCCTTGAATGCGAATGTTACGACGCTGACGATCTCCAACGTGGATTCGACGAGCAACACGGTCAACGCCTTTACGCTGATCTTCACGATGGACGGAACGGCAAGGACCGTGACTTGGCCTGCGTCGGTGAAATGGGCAGGCGGAACGGCTCCTACCCTGACAAGCACGAACGCCAAAAAGGATGTGCTTGCGTTCATCTCGCCTGACAACGGAACGACGTGGCTTGGATTCGTCGGAGGACAAAACTTCTGATGCTCTGCTCCATCGCATCCATGATCGTAATGAGAACAAAAAAGTCTACAGCAGGAGGTTCTGACGTGTCTTGCACCACCGATTTCACGGAAAGCATTTCTGGATTTGGACCGCCATTTGAGACAGAGACCAAGACCATAGCCGGGATTAACACGACGATCACTCTCAGGCTAAACATAACGACGACGAGTCAAGGTGAGGATCAGTACTACTATAAGAACGGAGGAAGCGCGGTCAACTTCTCTGATGAGGACACGCTTACCGTCGTTAACGGCGATACCTTGTACTTCGGCGCGGGTTTGGACGTTGGTGGAGACTTTCTTGAGTTCCAAGTCATCAACCAAAGCGACTCAAACACGGTGCTCGGAACGATCTCGATGGAAAGATTCGGCGGCGGTGGCGGCTGAAGCCGAAACGGATTCGCAGTTGACTCAGGCCGCGCACGAAATCAACTCCGACGATCCGACGACGATCGCAGGCATGGGCTACCTCGTCTCGGCCTCAATCTTGACGCAGGCTCGCAGAGATGAGATCCTCGCCGTATAGGAGACAACATGGAGCAGAAAGAAGAAGAAGGAACGGTTCTGCGAAACTTCTCGCAGGCAGGACAGGATCTATTCGTTGCGCTCGTGCTCGATGGACAGCAGGGAGGCAAGCAAGGAAGGCTCTTCGTCGACCTTGGCGCAGGACATCCGCAGAACTACTCGAACACGTTCGCGCTTGAGAAGTACGCCGGATGGCGCGGCATCCTCGCAGACATCGAGACAGTCGAGCAGTTGAAGGCCGAGCGAGATCCGCGGAATCTCTTCTACGGAAACGCGCTCGATCCGAAACTGATGGAAGACATCCTCACGCTCGCGGATGCGAACGAAGGAACGCTCGACTATCTCTCGCTTGATCTCGAACCGCCAGAGTCGACGCTCGCCGCGCTCTACGGCCTTCCGCTCGATGAGATGACTTTCGCCGTCGCGACCGTCGAGCATGATCTCTATCGCGGGAAGCAGTCGATCAAGTTCGCGATCGAGGGAATTTTGCAAGGCTACGGATATCGCCGAGTCGCGGAGAACGTGCGGATGATCGCGAAGAACGAGAACGGATATCTCCTCGTTCCGGTTGAGGACTGGTGGGTTCATCCGTCACTCGTCGATGTGCATCGCGCGAGCGATATCGCGGCAGACGTGCGCCGCGAGCAGGAGATCCGCCTGCTTCAGATCATCGAGCGATTGAACGCGGAGGAAGCGAATGGGTAGGCCTCGCGCACAAATCGACTTCAAACTTGTTCAATCTCTTGCCTCGATCGGATGCACTCATGCCGAGATCGCGACGATCTGCGGAGTTGCAGAGCCGACAATTCGTCGTCGATGCCGAACCGAGATAAACAAGGGATACGATGAGATGCGGATGAGCCTGCGTCGTTGGCAATACGAGAAGGCGAAGGAAGGCAACGTCGCGATGCTGATTTGGCTTGGCAAGCAGCATCTCGGACAGCGCGAGAAGATCGACGAGACGAGGCGCGAAGAGGTCGTCACGATCGAGCCGTTCGAGGCTCCGAAGCCTCGGCTCGCGGATAGCGCGTGAAGATTCGCCTTCCAACTCCAGAATCGGTTCTCCATGCTTCGCAACTCGATGTCTTCCGTCGACTGCGGCGATTCAACGTGCTTGAGATCGGTCGCCGTTGGGGAAAGACGAAATTCGAAGAGTTCGTCATTCTCAACGACGCGATCAGAGGCAGGCGGACGGCATGGTTCGCGCCTTCGTATAAGTACCTCGCCGAGCCAGTTCGCGATCTTGAACGCGCTCTGCTTCCGCTTATCTCGAAGCATGATCGAGTCGAGAAGCGCATCGAACTTTCGACGGGAGGCTCGATCGACTTCTGGACGCTCGAAGACGCGGACGCAGGCCGAGGCCGTTTCTACGATCGAGTTGCAATCGACGAGGCAGGCTTCGTCGTCGGCCTTCTCGACATCTGGCGAGCAGCGATTCGACCGACTCTCGCCGATCGCAAGGGAAGCGCGATCTTCGCGGGAACTCCGAAAGGAACTGGAGACTTCCATCGTCTCTTTCTCGAAGCAGAAGGCGACACGACTGGCGCATGGGCCGCGTTCCGAATCGGCTCGATGTCGAATCCGTTTCTCGATCCTGCGGAAGTAGAAGCGATGCGAGCGAGTCTGCCGAAGGCAATCGCCGATCAGGAACTTGAAGGTATTCCCGCAGAGGACGGAGGGAATCCGTTCGGCCTCGATGCGATCCGCGCTTGCATCGCGCCGATGTCGAAGGCAACGCCAGAGGCTTGGGGAGTCGACCTTGCGAAGTCTCAGGACTGGACGGTCGCTGTCGGCCTTGATGCCGAGGGCCGCGTCTGTCGGCTCGAACGATGGCAAGCACCGTGGAACGTCACGCGTGAGCGACTCGCGAAGATGATCGGGAACGCTCCGGCGCAGATCGATTCGACTGGTGTCGGAGATCCGATCGTCGAAGATCTTCGCAAGGTTTGTCGAAGAACCGAAGGCTTCAAATTCACAAGCCAGAGCAAGCAGCAACTCATGGAAGGCTTACAGATCGCGATCTCGACTGCGGATATTCGCTTTCCAGATGGTTGGCTTCGGAGTGAACTTGAATCGTTTGGCTTCCGATACTCGGGAAGGAACGTCTCCTATGAGGCGACAGTCGGACACGACGACGGCGTTTGCGCTCTCGCGCTCGCAGTCCTCGCGCGTCGAGCGCGAAGGCCTCTCATGGTGAAAGTCATCTGATGAATCTACTCGCACGAATCAAAGCGGCATTCACTCCGGAGAAGTTTTTCAACTCCTCGATGACGATCCTTCGCGGCGAGCCTGCGAAGCGTTCACCGTTTGACTATCGCTCCGCCGTGAATGCGTACCGATCATGGATCTACGCGGCGGCGAATTTGAACGCCGTCGCTGTCGCGAGTCAGCCTCTTCGCTTGTACGTTCGGAATAAGAGCCAGTCGACGAAACTCTGGAACACTCGCAAGGCTTCGCGCCGCACGAAGGCATATCTCTTCGGAGATCTCGAAGAACGACCGAGCCGATACGCGCTCACGAAGGCCGCAGAGTACGGAGACGATTTCGAGGTCGTCGACGACGCGCATCCGATCCTTCAGTTGCTCTCGAAGGTCAACCCCTACCAGAACGGATTCGATGCGACCGTACTCCGCGTTCTGTACGGCGAGTTGACGGGCAACGCCTACATTCACCCAGTCATCGATCAGCGTCTCGGCGTTCCGGTGCAACTCTGGACGATGCCTTCGCAATTCGTCGAAGTCGTCCCCGGTCAGCAAGGCGAAGACTTTGTCAAGTCATATCGCTACGGCGCGACCGAAGAGCAGAAGCGCGAGAACACATATGCGCCGGATGAAGTGATCCATTTCAAGCGACCGAATCCGGCGGATATGTACTACGGGATCGGCAAGGTCGAGGCCGCTTGGGGCGCGATCATGGCGAACGAAGCCATTCACGAAATGGATGTCGCCTTCTTCGCGAACAAGGCGCGGCCCGACTATCTCCTCGTCGTGAAGTCGCCTGCACACGACGACGAACTCGAACGGCTCGAAGTCTCGATTGACGAGAAACTTCGCGGATCGAAGCGGACTGGACGCTTCCTCACGACGACGGCAGACATCGACCTCAAGCCACTCTCTTTCCCTACGAAGGATTTGGCAGGCCGCGATCAGATCGTCGAAGAGATCGCAGCAGTCTTCGGCGTTCCCGTCTCGATGCTGAAGGCAAACGATCCGAATCTCGCGAGCGCGACCGTAGGCTTCGCATCATGGAAGCAGACGACGATCCTTCCGCTGCTTCGCATGGATGAAGAGACGCTGAATCAGAATCTTCTTCCTCTCTTCAATATCGAAGAGGATGCGTTCCTCGCGTATGACAATCCAGTTTCCGAGGACGAGCGATTCGCTTTCGAGAAACTCCGTTCGATGGTCGCAGGCGGAATCATGACCGCGAACGAGGCGCGAATGCGCGAGGGTCTGGAGCCAGTCGAAGACCCGATGGCCGACGCTCTTCTCGTCAACGGACAGCCTCTGGGCGGCCCTGCGCCTGCCGCACCTTTCGGAATGGCTTCAAGTGCGCCAGACGGCCTCACGGGGCCTCTGGATGCCTCAAACGAGATCGAGGAGCCTCCGATGCTCCCGACACAGCCAGAGCAGAAGGACGCGCTCTCGGATTGTGTCTCGGAGAAGATTCCGACGTTGATCGAGGAAGGCTACCCGCAGGATCAGGCAGTCGCGATCGCGTACTCGATGTGCGCCGAAGGAAAGACGCTCGACGAGATCGAGACGAAGGCGATCGGCGACATCGACACGCGTCCTCCGCAGTCGGTGGCCGACAATGCTCGCCGCGCTCTCGAAGTTCGCGCTCGCAAGCCAGAGAGCGAGCGCGGAATGACGGCAGTCGGAATCGCTCGCGCTCGCGACTTGATGAATCGAGTGCGACTCTCGGAAGACACGATCCGGCGCATGGCCGCGTACTTCGAGCGTCACGAGGTCGACAAGCAAGGCTCCACTTGGGACGAGCAAGGTCGCGGATGGCAGGCTTGGTACGGATGGGGCGGAGACGACGGATTCGCATGGGCCAAGCGGAAGATCGAGGAGTTCGATCGAGAGCGCGAGCGCAACTCTGAGCGGAAGAAGAAGTGCGCTTGCGGTTGCGGATCGTGCGATCCGTTTGAAGGCCTTTCGATCGACGACGCTTGGACGAAGGCACTCGAAGCCATCGCGGAGGAGATCGACTGCATCGACGGAAAGAACTGTGGAGTCGGCTCTGAAGGATTCGAGGAAGGCAACACTTGCGGAGGATCAAGCGGCGGCGGCGGCGGATCGAGCGAATCGTCTTCGGCTCCGACAGAATCGAAGCCTTCGAGCGACAAGCCAAAGGCTCCAAAGAAGCCGCGCTCGTCGAAGCCTGCGAAGGGATCTCCTCCGGCAGAAGGCATGGCAAAGCCGCAGTCGCATTCGGTCGAACTTCCTGCGAAGCCTTCGCGGATCACGATTGATGTCGCGGAGAATGCGTTCCGCGCGATGGGCTACCAGATGACAGCATGGAAGCCATCGGCGACCGGAACGACGGTCACGCTGAAGGATGACTCCGGCAAGGAATCGAAACTACCGATCTCCGATGCGGTGAATCTCATCTATGCAAACTCAAGCGATCCGAAGGCGAACGCGGCTCCGGCGATGAAGCCAAAGAAGTCGATGCTCTCTGATCTCTGGATGAAGATGATCGAGGCCGACGAGATCGAGCCGCCGCACGTTCTCACGAAGGATCTCGGAAAAGACGCGCTCAAGGAATTTGACAAGATCACGAAGCGCGAGGATGAACTCGGGAAGAGTGTCGGTCGCATCTTCGATCGACAGGTCAAGGCCGTTCTCGAACGCATTGCGAAGCAGGACGCGCCAACGCAGGAACTCGCCGCAGAAGTGCAGTCTCTCCTCGAATCGAAGAAGTGGCGCAAGGACATCGTCGACGCGCTTCGACCGTATCTCGAAGACTCGCTCGCGGCAGGCATCATCCTCGGGAAGACGACGCTTGAGAAGATGAAAGCCTTGCCGGTGAACTTCGACAAGCATGGCGAGGATCTGAAGGCGTACGCTCGAAGCGAATCGATCCGTCTCGCGAATCGCGCGGCAGACTCGACGAATCGTTGGACGGCAGTCAAGTTCTCGAAGGTCATCGGAGACGGAGTCGCGAACGGCGAGACGATTCCAGAGATCGCGGAGCGCGTGAAGACGTGGGCCGTGAAGGACGGAGACGCGGAACGCGCGACGACTCGACGCGCTTTGACGATCGCTCGAACGGAAGCGCAACGCGCGAGCCGACGTGCCGAAGTCGAAGCGTGGAAAGCCTCTGGTGTCGTGAGCGGGAAGACGTGGCTCCTCGCGCCTGATCCTTGTGAATTCTGCGAGGCCGCGAGCGATGCGTTCTCAAAGAATGCAGTCGGCCTCGAAGACTCTTTCTACGGTGAAGGCTCGGAGATCATCGGCAAGGACGGAGGAATCATGGTCGCGGATTACGAAGCGATTGACGGGCCTCCTTTGCATCCGAACTGCCGCTGCGCTCTTCAGCCTCGGCTCGATGACGAGTTCGAAGCAGAAATGCAACAAGCAGAGCGCGAACTCGCCGAAGCAGAAGCCGAGAATCTCCGCCAGATCATCGCGGAGAATGCAGAAGAAATTGCAGCGATTGACGCGCAAGTCGAAAGGATCATGCGATGAACGATCTCAAGCGGAAGGCACTTGGCGCGGAACTTACTTCGACGGCGAAGGGATTCACCGCGATCATCACGGCAGAGACGCTCGATCGCGATGGCGAAGTCTTGATCCCTGCCGGAATGAACTCAAAGGAGTTCGAGCAGAATCCGACTCTCTTCTGGAATCACGACTACGCGGAGCCAGTCGGAACGACGGTCGGCCTCAAGCGTCGAGAGCGAGACATCGTCGGCGACTTCGTCTTCGCGAAGCGTCCTGACGGATACTCCGGCGACTTCTTCCCCGAGGTCGCCGCTGCTCTCGTCGGCCAAGGCATCGTTCGCGCAGTCTCGGTCGGATACGTTCCGGAGGCCGGAGGAGTGCGCCGCGCGACCGACATCGATAAGAAGAAGTACGGCGAGGACGTGAAGACGATCTACTCGCGGTGGAAGTTGCTCGAAGTCTCGCTCGCGCCATTGCAAGCGAATCCAGAAGCACTCATCACGGCAGTCAAGAAGGGAATCTGCTCGCCTGCTTCCGCGCGTAAATGGTTTGGCATTGAGCCTCCGAAGCGGACGGTCGTTTCTATTTCGATTCCCGCGCACTCATCTACAAAGGCGGCGCGGTCGATCATGCTCTCTGAAACCGTAGAGCGCGAAATTGCTCGCGCTCGCGGTCGACTCTGGCTCTGACGTTCGGCAACGCTCACGGCACTTCGCTTGAAACGCGGCCTCGCTCGGAAGAGAAGAGTTGTCTCTTTGAATTCGAAAGGTACAGACATGAAGACGATGAATCTCGATCAGTTCAAGAACGCGCTTGAGAAGGCCGCTCGCATCAAGGGTGCTGACGGCGTGGCAATGCAGAAGAAACTCATCCTCGAAGGCTACATGGTCACGGATGCCGAAGGCATGGCGGTTGATCCAGACACGCTCGACGTGACGATCGCTGCCGCTGCTCCATCGACCGACATGATGAGCGAAGAGGACAAGGAGCAGATCTCGAAGTCGATCCGTCGCGAAGTCGCTTCGCGTCTCGACGCGATGCCGCGCGGCCTCTCGGCTGTCGCCAACGTCGACGACAAGCCTTGGGAACGCGCTCGCGTGTACAGCGCAGGCCGCAAGGCTTTCTCCTCGAAGGAGATGGCTTGGAAGTTCGGCACGTGGTGTCTCGCAACTCTCGGCCACAAGAAGTCGGTCGAGAATTGCAAGAACTTCGGTATCGCGATCAAGGCTCATACCGAAGGCGTGAACTCGCAAGGTGGCTTCCTCGTTCCTGACGAGATGGCCGCTGAACTCGTCACGCTTCGCGAGCAGTACGGTGTCTTCCGTCGCAAT